GGGCTGCGACTGCTCAAAAGCCTGCCCACGAATGTTCAGCGTGTGCCGATCCGCAAACTGCCCGAACGACTGCGTGAGATTGAGCCGCGTCTTGTCCGAGACTTTGAGCCCATCGAGGCGCTTTTGAAGGTCAGTGCTGCGTTTCTGCCACGCTGGCAACCATTCGCTTTGTTCCTGAACTTGCTGCTGGAAAACGCTCTGCTCGTCCACCGCTTTCCTCATGTCGCCTTCAAACTCGATCATGAGCCGGGCATCGTCGGCCTCCTGCTCTTTTTGCGCCATGTCTGCCAACTGCGCGCCGATACCCTGGAGCGCCCGCCCCATGCCGGTATCGCCAGCCGTGAGTTGCGCCGTTCGTGCTACCATCGTGCCGCTTTGCTGGAGCGGGATAGCTCCGCGATTCATGAGGGGGACTTGTGTCGGCATAATTAGAGGCCAGATGGACGGGCAGAAACGCCACGAGGATTAGTGTAACCGGCTGGCATCGCTACGCCAGAAATAGAAGCGGTTTTAGGGCGGTTTTGATACATGCCATAAGCACTTCCGGCAGCGGAGGCAAGACCAGAGACGAGCGATGCGCCAGCCTGCCCGCGCAGTTGCGAGGCTTGGCTGCGGCCTTCAGCGAGGATACTCTGCCCCTGCGTCCCTAGCTGCCAGTTGCCGAGCTGCGTTTCCGTCGCCATGTCAGACGAGCGGCGAGACTGCGCTTCGACTGTATCGGCCATGATTGCCAGCGGCGTTCCTGTGCTTGTTACAAAGCCGGTGCCGACAAGATCGGCCAACTGAGTTGCACGTTCACGACGAGACTGAATGGAGAGACGGCGCTGATTTTCGGAAAGCTCGAGGTTCTTCCTCTTCTGCTCTGCCGCGATGGCGTCAGCCTGCGCTTTGGCGTTGTATTCGCTTTGTTTCGCGGCTTGCTGTCCCTGCTGATAGGACACAACAGATCCAGCCGCAGAAGCTGCCACAGCGACGACTCCGTAAATAATGCCAGCGTATTCAGCCATGATGAGTGAGAGTTGCTTGAGTGTAGTTTCCTGCCGTTTTCCAACCGAGTTTTTCCGCTTCGATTGCCAGACGCGAGTTGATGAAGGTTCTGATCACGCAGTAATTGACGCCGCCGAGTTCATTCAGCCGCTTCATCCAGTCTTGAATCACGCGGAAGACATCGGCGAGAGCGGCACGAATGACCTTCGCGGAAGTCTGGGGACGTGAGAAGAGATTGTCCAAAGCGATCACCGGCACATCGAGCAGCATGTAAGCCCACACGGCCAGAACGGGAGAGCCTTTCGACTCGGCGAGGAATCCGTGAGGAGACAGTAAAAGCGGCTCAAGAACGCACCCGCGCTCCTCCGCCCACGCCGTCAGTGTCGGCATATCTTCGGGAAGGACTTGGCGGACGGTGATCATATTTCATTCTGCCACTGGTTTAGAGTCGTTTCAACTACCGCTTACCTCGCCTTTTAAGACGTAGCCGAGGAGGCCGAAGGGAACCGGGTCGTCGTGCTGGATAGTGAATTCGGTTGTCGGCCCCCAATCGGAGCCAATGTGTAGATCAATTCTTCCAGTGAATGGCTTATCGGTGCCAGATGGATATTCGATGTCGAATCCGCCCGTGGAGTAGCCAGTAGCTCCGAAGGCGTATCCAAAGTCACCTGCGTTTGCTGCATACTTCCCGCCGAGTGAGTTATCGAGAATCAACTGGACGCGGTTTGCCCGCCAGTGCCTGCCCTGCCCGGTGCCGTCTTGAAGTTGCGCGTCCAAAGGAAATCCCTGGACGGTGGAAAGCACGGGTAGTCCGTAAAACCATGACCCAGCGACTCCGGTCATATTAGTTAGCGCTGGAGCTTCGTAATGGCCCACAAACGCAACAACCACAATGCCCACTCCAGAATCACTGTCCGGCCACTGCCAGCCGAGTGACGCGGTGATGAAACTGCCAGCCTCAATGAAGCCGTCATTAAGCCACGCGAGGATGTTAGAGCCGCTGGTGTAAAAGCCTGGAGCGGCAGGCGATCCAGACGCGGAGTAAGTCAGAGATTGAGCAGCATCGACAAAGCAGAGAGGTTCGTCGTTGGAGTCCTTCCGCTCGTCCATGATCCACTTTAGAGTCGGAGAATGGAGCCGCTCAATGAAGCGATAAGATCCCCGCAGTGTTGTGACATAAACCTCGTCGATGTCGTTTCCGTAGATCACTGCCACACTTTCAAACGAGTGCCCGTCAGCGTTGCCAGTCGTGTGCATTGCCCAAGCCGTCACGCTCTGTTCACGGTCATAGGTGAAGCTGTAGAGCTTCCCGGTGTCTGTCACCGCCCACACGATGGGCGTCGGTGAAGACTGATAAGCTGTCTGCACGATTTTGCCATCAAGTAGGCCGACGAGCTGAGTCATGTCGGGAGCGGTGTAACCATCCACTTGAAATGAATAAGTGAACTCGCGCATTGAGCGGCCAGAGCGTGAAACCCAAAGAAGCGACTCGGCCACGACTTCAGGCTGGATGCCATAAGAGCCGTGCTTCGTGCGCATTCGTGCCCGCGCCTTCGTTGGCGTGATCACCGTTTCAGCGTCTCCGCCGTCAATGGTCCACTCCTGCCCAGACGTGCCGACGATCATTGCGCGATTGTGCGATGCCAGCCAGAGAATATCATTCGCCTCAGTCGCGCCAAGTGTGACATCCAGCCCCGAGTCATCCAGCGAGCCTGTGAGGAAGTTATAGAAGTCATCGAGTTTGCTGCCCCAGATGCGCGAGCCTTTGCCTGTAGTGCCGCCATACCAGATTCGCCCATCATGGAAGCACACTGCACGCGGATAGCCTTCAGTGGGAGAGAAGGCAGGCTTGCGGTAATTCGTGGTTGAAACGCCAATCGCTGCCGCTGGCGGTAGCTGGTCGTTTACGGTGATGAGCTTGCCGCCAACGACAGTCGCGGAGGTGTAGCTTTCAATCAGGAACGGCATTTTGATCACTGAGGACACAGCCTCGATCTTCATCACGCCGCCAGCGCCGCCGCTCGTTCGCGCTGCGCTGATGCGATACCACGCCCCCACGTCTGGAGCCGTGCCATCGTAGCTGATATTTCCGTCGTTCGCTGCTGTCTGATTCCAGTCCTTGATCTTGCTCCACGTCACACCGTCGAGCGACTCTTCGAGCGCCAGACTGCCAAGCATTGCCGAGGCGCTATTCCATGTCGTCGTGACGAGGAAACTGCCTTGGATGAAAAGCGGCTCAGTTGGCCCGATTGCCGTTCCTGCGGACAGGATAATCGAGTCATACCGGCCCGTTGTCCCAAGCTCCAAAAGCCAATTCGTCCCCACGTCGGAGGATGTGAAAAGGTCCTCAGTGGCGACGAGGTTAAAAGCCAGTCCAGAAAGGTCATTACCTGCGCTGCTGATCTTCCAGAAGGAAGTCCACGCTTGCCCGTCTGAAGGACGATTGCCGCCACTTTTACCGAAGCGTCCATTGATAGGAGCAGAGGCAACGTGTGACTGGCGGCATTCATAAATAACGGAGTTATAGCGAACCTTATTCGTGGCGCTGTAAGTCGTGCCCGCTGCCCACGCTGCCACCGTCACGGATGATGTGCCGAGATTCCAATATGATTCCCAGGCAGAGCCAGCCCCAGGCTCGTCCACCGCGTCAGCCGTCGCTCCGCCGTGTGCCGTATGGCACGTAAAGATTTGCCCCTCGTAAGGCGCTGTCAGCCCTAAGACACGATCACCAACAGCGTAACCCGTGGCTATCTGAGTCCAGACCGTTGCAGAGTTTGCGCCCACTCCCGGCTGCGTCAGCGCTGCGGATGTGTGGTCAGCGATACAGGTATAGATTCGCCCCACCGTTGCGCCCGTGCCTTGGATGATGTCGCCCGCTTTGTAGGCCGTGGCAGTCGCCCACGAGTCAGCCCACTTGTTGATGCCGGTATATTGAACCTGAACAGCGATGCGCGTCTCGTTCAGGTCGAGGTAAGGAGCGAACTCGAAAGGAACCTTTTCGAGTTGCCAGTGAGTATCCGAAACGCGGGTAAGTCTGCGCGGAAAGTGGTCTGGATGCGTGAGAAACATCACGTCATTTAGCTGCCGATATTGGAGGTCGAAAACCTCGGCGGCAGAATATGGCGAATCAATCACGACATCCGTCGTTGTGCTAGCGGTTGGCCCACCAATCTGAGTGAACTTCCCGGTCACGCTCGGATCTGCCCACGGAGCGCCAGCCGGATTGAAGGTGTATGACGTGTGACAAACCCAGTATTCAAAGTTTGGCGACGACCCATACTGAACGATTTCCCCAAGCTCGTAATCGCCAGACCCAATAAAGACGGGCGCTTCAAAAGCCTGCCCAATGACACGCATGTAATCGTCGCCCCATTCAAGAGCGAAGTTCACCTCCGTTGAACGCCGGAACGGAATCAGCCTGGCCTTTTCGGTGTCATCTCTTTGGCGCTCAACGTGAAGAAAGCCGGGTCGCTTGAAAACTCCACCGAACGGAGTCGGGAGCATGTTTTTCAACTGAACGCAGCCCGTGCGAATCTTTTCAAGATCAAAGCGGCCCGCGAGCTTCTGACTCATCAGGCCTCCGTTGAAATTAGCGTGAAGTGTGTTCATAGAAAATTGCGACGAGCGCGGACAACACGGGAATCGTAGTCAGGATCAATGACGCGGCCCTTGCCCTGCCTCGCGTCTTGCCCTTTAGCCTTTGGCCCGATTTGCTGCTCGAATCTGCCGCGCAGTTCTGCTGCTTTGCCACTCGGGCCGGTCAAGTCTTGCGCGATGTAGGAGGCCAGCAGAAGCGCGAATGCGTTAATGAAGTGCTGGCTCCATTCCGTCTGCGTCTCATTCTTATAGACGTATCGCAATGTGACGATGTCCTCATTCGTGAGCAGCTTGCCAAGCTCCACGGCGTAGGGAACGGAGTCGTTTTCATTCGCCTCGAATCCGTTGACGTTGACCACGCGCAGGCAGTCGGCGGGAAGCGTGTGCTGGTAGTCCCAGCCGAACAAAGGGGCGAGAATCCATTCCCCTGTGCCGCTCGTGTGCGATCCGCTGAAAACAGAATCTTGCAGGTCGAAAGTGTGTTGGGTGATCCTTGTAATATACCAAGTACCATTTGCAGCCGGAACGCCTTGAACATTCCGCATGTGGATTCTGTCACCCGTCTGCATTGAATGCGTGTTGTGCGTGACACGGATCAATCCCGAGCCGTTATCGGCTAACGCCACGCCAGATAGCGCCGTCCATGCAATCTCATTGCGCCACCGCTTCGTTGCGAAGTTCCACGGATGCGAAGCTAATGCCTCATCCCTCGCAGGATCAAACCACTTCCGGCATGTCACAGCCTGCGGAGTGTTGTCAGTTAATAGCGCCGTCAGCGACTTGCCGCCGATTAGCGAGATGGCAAGATTTGCAATTTCAGTTTCAGTCATGGCTTTTCAAAAGGAAAGCCCGACGCAGATCACTCCACGTCGGGCCGGTAACACCAACAACACGACCAAGCGTTGTTCCCGGTTTAGCCGAGAGTGTAGGCAAGGTTCCAAGACTGCTGATGGGATACAGCAGTAGTAACCGTGGTCCAAGTGACGACGATCCAGACATCCGTGGTGAAAGTCACGGGATTCAGGAAATCGACGCCAATGGTTGTAGCCTCAGAGAAGAACTTGCGACCAGCGGCAGAGCCGAGCGCAAGATCGGTTCCAAAAGCGTCCACATCGACAACAACGGGAGTGTCAGCGGTTGTGAAGTAGCCAATGGAGCCAGTGCAAGCCGCGCCTGGATCACCGTAATCCACAGAGCAAAGCTGAGGAATGAGGCGGGAGCCTTTGGGAAGCCGGACGAGGTAAAGCGGGTCAGCCGTGGCAGCGGTGTAGCCGGTTTTCGACACTTGGACAAAGTGAAGATTGCCGCCCGCTTGCTTGAGGTTAGGAGCCGCCGAGGAATCGGTGGATGCGCTATTCTGCGCCGTTGCGAATGAAGTGAAGACGTTAGCCATAATAGTGAGTGATTGAGAGTTGAGGTTTAGAAAGGGGCGGTTTTTAGACCGCCCCGTTCAAGTTCAGGTTATGGGCTTTCGTCAGCGTAGATGCGGACGACACGGGTGTTCTCAGTGCGGACAGCGCCAGCGCGATAGACACCGCGAAGCTGTTTCGCATGACGGCGGTCAGGCAGGAGGTCGATGTGAACGGTTCTGCCGATTTCCGCAAACTTGACGCCAGACTTGTGCCAGGCAAAGCAGGTGCGGACATCCGTGCTGGTGTTCAGGCTCAGACGCTCAGTGCGAATGAACTTGAAGCCAGCGAACATATCCACAGAGCCAGAGGCAAGAGCCTTCACGTTCACGAAATCGCCAGAGGTGATTTGAGTCGTGAGGAGCATGTCCTGAAGCTGCTGCGCCGAGGTGGCAAAGTAGCGCTCGCCGTCGTCAACTTCGGCCTCGTCCAAAATCTTCTTGGCCTGGAGAATCTTCGCCACGGTCAGGCCGCTGTTAGCGGTAGAACCGGAAGCGACGTAATCCACAGCAATGGAGAAGTTCGAGTCGAAGGCGTCAGTCGTGGTGCCGTCCTCACCGATGTAGCGAGTGGCGTCGAAACTGGAGATGATGACCGAATCCTTCGTGCGATTGCTCGCAGCTTGGAGGCTCATCACTTCGTCCGAGTCGGGCAGAGCGATTTGACCAAGGTTGATTTCATCGTCCTCATCCCAGACTTTCACGAACTCGAAGCGACGGCGGTAGATCCAGTATTTTGTGCCGGTGGAGTCACCGTCTGGAGTGTCGCCCTTGCGAGTGGTGATCTCGGTCATGGTGCCGAGGTCAAGCATGTTGTATTGCTTCCGCTTGCCGGTGAAGGAATCGGATGTGACGGCTCCGCCAAGGCGGGAGTCCGTTTGCTGGGCTTTCATTTCCCAGTTCGTTGCGACTTCTTTTTCGAAGAATGTAGTGAGTTCAGCCATAAAATTGCGAGAATTGCGACTTGTCCGAGTCGGGACTTGTCAGGATTGGAATCCCTTGTTTCTCGCGGGTGTCTGCGTAGCAGGCCGCTTGTAACGGGTGCAGGCAGGTGTCGCACGTTGTGCGGCTGCTTTGACTCGCCGTGAGTCTGCTAGATTACTTCGCAGATGTCAAATAAAAAAGCGGCCCCCATTTCTGAGGGCCGCCGCTCGTCGGCTTTCTTTTCTTACGCAGGTATTCAGCCAGAACCTCGCGACTATCACGAGCGCCTCACAATGTCGCATCCTTGACGCCTTGCAAGCGCATCATTAGCGCCTGTGCCTGCGCCTGCCGTTCCTTGCCCTCTTTGCCGTTATAAGCCGCATGCCAAGGATTCGCGGGATTCCTGCGAATATCCTCCGCTTGATCCGCGCCCGTCAGCCCCAGCCCTACCTTGTTTGAGGCCACAAATTTGTCTTCCTGAATCAGCGCGGCGGCAGAGTAAAGCGCCTTGATCATCTTCGCCGAGTTGCCTATTTCCGCGTCTTTGGGGTCCAGCCCCAGAAGCTCCGCCGTTTTCAGCGCCTTGCCGATGTTGTTTTGATAGTTCTCGCCCCATTCTTTTTTCAGTGCATCGCGTTCACCCTGGATAAAGGTGTCCAGTTTCGCCTTGCCGCCAAGGTTCATCTTAGCCATGCGCTCAGTGTCGTAGGCCACCAGCTTTTGAGCCTGCGCAGGAGTGAGGCCGAGTTCATGCGCCAGCGCGCCAAACTTGCCGACTTCTTCCTCGTTCCACTCTACGCCTTCCGGCAGTGCGTCGGGTTTCTTGAGCCCGTAGCCGGTCACGTCGTCAGGAACGCCGATGGCCTTACGATAGGCCGCAATTTCCTCGGGCTTTGCGTCAGGACCGGGAACTTTGACGCCGGGAGCGACACGCTGGCCGATGAGCTTTTGAGCGTTGCCGTGGCCTCGCAGGAGTTCGGCGGCATTCGGATACTTGCCGAGAGTGCCAGCGTATTCCTTCAGGTCAGGCGGCAACGTGTCCACCCATCCCTGCTTGAATGCGCCTTTGTCATCGAGTGCAGAGCGGAAATCCCACTCTCCGCCAGTCGTGGCAGTGGTCGTGGTGGCCGCTGCCGTTGTGGTTGTAGCTGCCGCCTGTGTGGATGCCCCAGCATCACCAGAAAGCAGCGTGCCGCCACCTCCACCACCGTCGCCACCTTCAGGAGCAAAAAGAAAAGTTTTCATTACTCAGCGTCTCCTTTCTTGTCAGTGGTTTCACCGGGGAGCTTTTGCAGTTTTGCGATGCGTTGCTGTTCGCCCGCGTCACGCTCAGCAAGTGACGGTTGTTTGCGATTGGCCGGGTAGATCACCGCGAACTCTTCCACCGTGGCATGAGTGCGAACCCACTCAACGAAAGCGGGCGTTTTGTCGCCCATGTCTGGCAAAGTCGGAGGCGGCGGAGAGATGGCGGAGAACTTGGCGACGAGTTCCTGTTTATTCAGGATTCGCGCGTTGAACTGCGGCTCTTCCTGTTTGGCGGCTGGCGCCACGGGAGCAAGTCCGCGACGTTGAAGCTCTGCCAAAAGCTCAGCGTCAGAGAGCGGTTTAGTCTGAACAACGACGGTTTCAGCATCGCTCAGCGTCTCAGTCTCGCCGATCTCGGCCACGATGAAGCTCAGCTTGTCGCTGTTGAGCGCCTTCTTGATTGCACCCTTGACCGTGGGGCCGAGAGCCTTCGGAGACGTG